GACCACCATGCAAAACGCTGAAGCCGCTGACCTTTACCTCTCAGAAGTCAAGGCGGCTCACTTCGCAGCCGAAGGTTGGGCACACAAGGTTTACTGCCCCGAGGCCGACAAGATGATCACCATTGAGGGTGACAAGGCCGAGCCTAAGATCGCCACGGCCTACTCGGAAGCCAAGCGCGCCGTTAAAGCTGGCTATAGCTTCGGCCAGTTTGAAACGTGGGAAGCTCTTCGCAAGGCAATCAAGCCCGAAGATGTCCATGCCAAGGTCAAAGAGACCTTCAAAGAGACCATGAAGCTTCTGAAAAAGCTTGAAGCTTCCTCTGGTGACTGGGATAGCCAAGCACTTGGCGAACTGAACAAGCTGAACGCCACTTTGGAAGCTGGCTTGCCCAAAGAAACCAAGTAAACCCCACCCCACCCGCAAGACAGAGGACTGCGCTGGAAACAGCGCAGCCCTTTGTCGTGCCTGCCCGGCATCGATGGCGGTGCCACTTAGTGTCACTAAATGGAGCGTTTGAGCATGAGTTTGAAGTTGGTCCGCGACGGTAAGTATAACCATAAAGTGTTGTTTGACTGTGAGTTGATCGGTCATATCCGCCGGCTTAGTGACACTAAGTACGTGGTTGAGATATTGGTAGGTCATACGGCGGGAGAGTATCAACATAAGACCTTTGCCGCTTGTCTTGCTGACCTGACCATGCGTAATTGGCGCTCAGTTGTAGGGATGTCTGCGCTTCGCACCCTGCCGCCTCGTAAGTATGAGCCTAAGCGTCCCCGTGTAACCAAGAAGCGTTGGAGTTATGCATGATGTACCGTGTCCTTGAGTACCCGTATCCGCTGAAAGATAAGCGTGATGTCAGGGTTGTTTGTGTCAGTCCGTCAGCGGAGTATTGCCTTCGTAAGATTGATGAGCGTCAGCATGAGTTGAACGCTTGGCAGTTGCGGTACCAGGCCACTGGTATCTTGTTCCATCATAAGATTGAGGAGGTACAGATCGATGAGTGATACTGTTTACATTGTAATCTGTGAGTGGTACGCTGCCCCTTCACAAATCCTTGCGGTGTTCTACTCCAAGACCAGAGCGGAGAGGAAGGCAGCTGATTGTCAGACTGCGGGTGCTGACGTCTATGTTGAGGAGCATGATGTGCCAGATGTGCCATGGGAGGATGTAGGTCAATGAGTAACCGTGACCAGTTCCTTGACTTAGTGGCACTAAGTCTGTTGTTGTCGTCCCTCTTTTGTCTATGGGTGATACTATGAAACTTCAAAGTCCCGGCCATGCCTCGTCTATACGTGAGCTTGACTTAATCTTCACCGTCAACCCCGATGCCTTTGCGATTGGTGCTGAGTACGACCACGGCACCAGTCCTCGGGAGTTGATTACTGCCACCTGTGAGTGGGAGCGTCTTATGAAAGGTCGTACATTCGGAGTGAAGTCAAATGAACCCGTTCTATTGTATGCACCCTAAGTTATTCTCTGCTTGGATGCACATGTTCTTGGATCGGGTGGAGGTAGTATCGAACAAGCTGATCTACTTCCATTCCGAGACAGGTATCAAAGTGTGGCAGTACCATGAGTCAGTCCATGCTTTCTGTACAATGGGAGTCCCGGCATGATGTATGCTCTCAAGACTGACAAGGCTGTGTCTGTCCTGTATCAGCGCAAGAGTGAGGCTGATAAGTGGGCAGAGTTCCTGAAACTGAAAGGCCATGACGTCAAGGTTGTGGTCAAGACACCGGAGGAGTGGACATGAATAACTTCACAGCGAAAGGTCGTTTGTTTTGGATTCAAGAAGCGGCGGATGACCACGACGATGAGACTGCCCACCGTATGGAGCGTGGCCTCCATATGGATGTGCTTACTGCCATCCGTGACGGGGAGGCAGAAGACCCTAAAGAGCTTGCCCGGATTGCCTTGCAGTCCCGCAAGATTAAGTTTAACCGTTGGTTTGCATAGGAGTGAGTATGTACCAGCATAGAACCAACTACACACCTGTCTACAACGAGTATGGTTTTGAGGATGTTGACAAAACCTACCGGCGTATGGTATACAACGTTCGTGTCCTCATTGAGGAGTTCAATTACACAGTCAATGAGGCTGTGCATACTGTTGAAATCAAGATGTCCCTGACTCCGCAAGAGTCAATGCGTCTGTTGGAGAAAGCAAAGGAGAAGTACGAAGATGCGTGACGTAACCATGATCAATGGCGAGCATCGCCTTCACATCCAGTGCAGTGCATTGGCATTGGGTATCATCGATGAGGACGAGGTTGTCTGTGACTACCCTGTCTGGCAGACTGTCCTCGTCACCAAGTCAGAGAAGTATGTGAACCATGCCAAGCGGTTCCATACCTATGCCGCAGAGTGGAAGGGGTATAAGAATGAAGACAGTTAATGATGAGCAGATCAATGACGTACTGTCAATGGGTCTGCATCAGGCCAGTGAGTTTGAGATCACTGACGCTGACAAGTTCATCAACCTCATCCTTGACAACAGTTACAAGGACCCGTTAACTGCAACGTCAAGGGAGATTTGTCAGAACGCCAGTGAGGTGGACCCTGACTTCTATGTCCATCTACCTACTGAACTAGAACCTTGGTTCAGTTGCATAGACAATGGTCCTGGTTTGTCCAAGCCTGACCTGATCCGCTATGCCTCTGGTCTAGGTGCCAGCACCAAGGACAAAGACAACACCTCAGTCGGTGGGTTTGGTATTGGGATGAAAGTTCCCTTCACCATGGCTGATCAGTACAACATCATCTCCAGATACGATGGTATCAAGTACAACTTCACCGCGTATAAGGATGAGTACGGCAAGGCTCAGTTTGTTGAGATGACTGCGCCGGTGGAGACTGATGAACCCAACGGACTGGAAGTGAAGGTGCCTGTTAGGTCCATTGATATCAGGGAGTTCATCAACAAATTCACCAATGCTCTCAGGTACTTCGACCCTAAACCTGAGACGAACGTTGAGGTGGAGTGGGGTGAACCTGAGTACATCATGGAGGGTGTCGGCTGGGCTATTCGGAAGAAAGGTAAACGCTCGTATGGCGAGAAAAGCCGGGTCATCATGGGTAATCTATGGTACCCTATTGACTCGTCTGAAATCAGAGAAGATTACGGTGACATCTACGCCACTGCTCTTGATGCTCGTCTTGATATCACCCTTCCGATTGGGTCCATCGATCTTCCCCTTTCAAGGGAGGACATTCAGTACACACCACGTACCCTGAAAGTCATACGTGAGAAGGTGGACGAGATCGTGGAAGAGATCAGAACCACAGCACAAGATGTTGTCAACCAATGTCCTGATGTATGGACTGCGATGAGATTCAATCAAGAGAATGACATCATCCGAAGGTTGAAGTTGACACTGAGGTACGACAACACTGAGTTGCAAAGCCATGTTGAACGATACCTACCCGCTACCACTGGAGACTTATACACCGTAGACCCTTATCGGTTTATCAGATATAAGACATTAAGTCTGACTGATAACCGTGTCTTACGGCGTATCCAAGATAAGGTGAAGGTCCCTTATCAGGACAACGTCCAATGGTTCTTGGTAAGTGACAACGCCAAGCGTAAGCCATCTCGTCTGTTGTCCTATATGAAGGATACTTACGGTGACAACAGGGATGACATGCCTTATGCCTACCTCGTTTTCTACCCTGAAGGTGGGAAGGCAAAGGCTTTGACATGGATCAATGGCATTCATAAAGCTGCCAAGGTGACTGACTTTGATGCTGAAGTCCCTGACCTTGCACCCCTGATGAGGGCCACAGTACCCAAGGCACAGCGTAAGAAACTGGCAAGGGTGAAGATCATGGTCAAGGGGTATGGTTGGAGTACCCCTGATGCTCAATACTGGAGGGATGGGCCGGATGACTTTGATGTGGATGAGAACACCGGTATCTGGGTGGCAACCAAAGCTAACCGAGTTGAGTTTGACACCTACCCATTCTCATGTTATGGGAATGACAGAGTGTGGGAGTTGGTCCGACGTATGAAACAGTTCGGCATGATACCAGAGGATACACCTATCTATGGGTGTCCTGCCAACGTCAAGAACAAGTTAAAGGATCACCCCAACTACCTCAGTTTGGAAGAGGCTTTAACCCTAAGTAAGGAGATTGTTCGGTCCTCTGTGAATCCATCCCTACAATCCAAGCTCATCACTGCACGTCGAGTAGTTAACTTCCTAAAGGAGGAAGATGTTCCTCTTGACATCGATGTCAAAGAAGGTTACTATAAACAGTGTAGTGATTACATTGATCTGCTGAACAGGAACAAGGAGAATATGAATCTTGTTGATTATCTACTTAGTGACACTAAGTCTACTAAGATGGAACAACGAGTTGAGAAGATAGATACGATCATCAAGGAGAACTTCAAAGCAGACTACCCCTTGTTGCTTCGTCCTACTTCTTACCACAGAGCAGAAGACTTCGCCACTGACATTGCGGAGTACATCAAGATGAAAGCCCATATCATAGAGCAAGGAGTAAAACTATGATTAACAATTACCTCGTCACTTCAAGTCAAGTCACCATCATCACCGATGGTCAGACCCTCGTCGTACCTCAAGACCATGTCAGTTACCAACGGGTAATTGATTACCTCAAAGCCGGTGACTATGCAGAGGCGGTGAAGATTGCCGACGCTGCCCAAGCCATCAACACCTTTGGTCAAGGCCAGGTCTACGTTCAGGATGGTGTCGTCTATCATAACGGCAAACAACTGGACAACTCGTTGACCCGGCGCATCATGTCCATGGTACGTGATGGTTTCGATGTCAACCCCATGGTCAAGTTCCTTGAGAACCTGATGATGAACCCGTCCAGCCGGGCAGTCAGTGAACTGTATCGGTTCCTTGAATGTAACAGTCTGCCTATCACCACTGATGGATACTTCCTGGCGTACAAGAACGTCAACCAAGATTACAAAGACAAGTGGTCTGGCACGTTCGACAACAGCATCGGCGCTGTGTGTGAGATGCCCAGGAATGAGGTGATGGATGATCCTAACCAGACTTGCTCTGCTGGTCTGCACTTCTGTTCCATCGAGTATCTGAATGGGATGTGGGGTCACTCTGGTCACACCATGGTAATCAAGATCAACCCTGCTGATGTGGTCAGTATCCCTGTCGATTACAATAACTCGAAGGGACGTTGCTGTCGGTACGAGGTTATCGCTGAACACATGGACGGGAACAAGGACACCTTGTCTGAGTCTAGTGTGTACGATTATCGTGGTCTTTGTGAGAAAGCTTTTGACGAAGGGTATCATGCACATCTGAATGGTGCAGACCCTTACGCCGATAACCCGTATGAATATGGGGATGAAGCTGAGGCATGGGAAGAAGGTTGGTTTGATGCTGAACATGAACTCGAAAGGTACTAAGATGCGTTGCTATATCTGTGACGTAGTCCTTCACCCAACAGAGATCAACTACAATGACACCCATCATAAGTTTGATCCCTGTTCACGGTGTAAGGAAGCTACCAAGCTCGTTGACTTTGATGTTGACACACACGCAACCGAAGAGTATAAGGTATTGATTGATGACATACCAGAGGACGACGTCTAGGTTCATCAAACATATCCCTTGTGATACTTGCGGGAGTAGTGATGCGAACTCTTTGTGGTCTGATGATCACACGTATTGCTACTCCTGTGAGCGTTACGTCCACGGGGATCATGTTGAGTACACATCAGAACATGAAGGAGTTAACATGAGTAATGACCTACCTGACATTAGTGATAGCACTGTTGTTGGTCCCTTGCTTGATCGTGGTATTACAGCTGATAGCTGCCGCCAGTATGGGATCAGAGTCACGCTCGAACAAGGACAAGTGACTGAACATTGGTATCCGTACCATGACAAGGACGGTGACCTGACATCGTACAAGATACGCAAGGTCAAGACTAAGGAGTTCCCCCAGAAAGGTGACACCAAAGCTGGGGTGCTGTTTGGTCAGAAACATTTCAGTCAGGGTGGTAAGTACATTACCCTGTGTGAAGGAGAGATCGACACTGTGTCTGCGTACCAGATGACTGGTTCAAAGTTCCCATGTGTCGGTGTCAAGTCTAGTTCAGAGGCATACAAGAATTGTAAGAAGTCTTTTGAATACCTGAATAGCTTCGACACCATTGTCCTTGCATTTGATAACGATGAGGCAGGACAGAAGGCGGCACACCAAGTTGCTGGTCTGTTCCCTAAGAAGGCCAAGATCGTCAAGCTTAAGGATGGCAAGGATGTGAACTGGTACCTCCAAGAAGGGAAGGAGTCAGAGTACACATCTGCATGGTGGTCGGCTGAGAAGTACAAGCCTGATGATATCCTGTCTGGTTTCGATACCATGTGGGAGATTGCAAAGCAACCACGAAGGGAGGCCATGTTCCAGTACCCCTGGGATGGGCTGAACAAGTTGACCTATGGTCTCAGACCAAGTGAGATGGTTGTCTTGACAGCAGGATCAGGCATGGGTAAGACACAGTTCCTTCGTGAGATCACACACTTTGCCCTCCATACCACTGACCATAACATCGGCACCATCTACCTCGAAGAGACAGCATGGGAAACTGCCATGGGTATTGCCAGTGTCGAGGGTAATAAACCATTCCATCTGCCTGACACACACTATACCGAAGATGAACTACGTCAGGCATACCAGAATACATGGGGAACAGAACGTATCCATACTCTGAATGACAAGTGGAGGGCGAACGATGTCACCTACATCAGTGACAAGATCACCTACCTTGCCAAGGGGATGGACTGTAAGATGGTTATCCTTGACCATATCAGCTTCATGGTGTCTGATCAGAACGGTGACGAAAGGAAGATGCTTGATGAGATTGCACACAAGCTTAAAGCAATCGCAGTGGAGCTTGATATATGCCTACTCGCAGTATGCCACTCCAAGCGACAGTCCACGAAACCTCATGAAGAAGGTGGCACCACTAGCCTGTCTGATCTACGAGGAACAGCAGGGATTGGACAGCTATCAAACATCGTCCTTGGATTGGAACGTAACGGGCAAGCAGACGATCCGACTGAACGGAACACAACTCTCATCCGTGTGTTGAAGAACAGGTTCAGTGGTAAGACTGGTCCGACAAGCCGTGTCTTGTATGATGAGTTCACCGGTCGCCTCAATGAATTGATTGGAGATGATGATGAGTAAATCACCTGTACATATCAGCACCATGTCTGGTAAACTTGAAGGGTTCAAGAGTATCAACACCAACACGCTGACCAACCCCTTCTGTCAGAAGATGAACCAATCTGACACCATCTGTGGTGAGTGCTACTCCATGCACATGCTCAGTACCTACCGAAAGAATACAACCCCAGTCTTGCAACGTAATTCTGATCTGTTCAGTACCAGAGTTATTAAGAAGGACGAGGTACCCCGTATCAACGATGAGTACTTCCGGTTCAGCAGTCATGGTGAGTTGATCAACGCCAAACATCTGCGTAACTATTGCAAGATCGCAGAGAATAATCCCGGCACCACGTTTGCCCTGTGGACTAAGCGTAAGGACTTGGTCAGTCAACATTTCAAACGGTGGCCTCAACCTGACAACCTGATCCTTGTCTATTCCAACCCCAAGATCGACAAGGTCATGGACAGACCACCCCGCTTCTTTGACAGGGTATTCAATAACGTCACTGACAAGTACACAGGAGAGGCTAACTGCACCGGACAGAAGTGTAAGGACTGTTTACTCTGTTATAAATGGCACACAACAGATGTGATAGTGGAACATGTAAAATGAGAACAGTTGTATGTGACATTGAGGCTGATGCCCTTCTTGCCCATGTCACCCGTATCTGGTGTATCGTTGCCAAGGATTGGGAGACAGGTGAGAACTTCATCTTCACCTCTGATCCTGATGACGAACACCCTGACATAGGTGACTTCGCTGAGTTCGCCAAGGATGTACACCAGTGGATAGGTCATAACTTCCTCGGCTATGACATGAGGGTGTTGAAGAAGATACTCAACATCAAGATCAAAGGGAACAGGGTGACTGACACCTTGGTTGTGTCCCGTCTTCAGGCAGCAACGCGCCAAGGTGGACACTCCCTTGACAACTGGGGTACCATGCTCAACCACCCCAAGTTACCGTTCAAAGACTTCTCTGAGTACACACCAGAGATGCTTGAGTATTGCATCAACGATGTGGAGTTGAACTACAAGGTAGCCTGTTACCTAAAGTCAGAGGGCGGAAAGTACGGCAATCCAAAAGCGGAAGTGATTGAACACGCATCACAGTACCTGGTTGATGAGATGTGTGAACGAGGCTTTGCTTTGGATGTCAGGAAAGCACACCAGCTTTTCGCCATGTTCGGGAATCGTGCAGCCACGTTGAAGAACGAGATCACACCGCAGATGCCAGCCATACCCAAGGCAGATGACGTACGTGAACCCAAGTATAAGAAGGATGGGTCCATGTCGGTGGTGGGGTTGAAGTTCTTTGGTGATAAGTGGACTGATGTGGCCGGTCCTTTCACCAAGATTGATTGGCAAGAGTTCGACATTAACTCTACCAAGCAGAAGGTGGAGCGTTTGATCCCATGGTGGAACCCCACTGTCAGGACCAAGGGGTATCGTAAGTGTGCTGATCAGTTACGGGATGGTGAGATTACACAGGAACAGTACGATGAACGTGAACCGTACCTGTGGAAACTATGCGAAGAGAACTTTGAAACAATCAGGGACGATGCGCCTGAAGGGTTACGTAAGCTTGGTGAGTACGCCATGTACACAGCCCGGCATAAGGAAGTGGAAGGATGGTTAGATGCTCTTGGTGACGATGGACGAGTACATGGCAGAGTGTTTTCTATTGGTGCTATCACTCATCGCATGTCTCATAGTGCGCCTAATATGGCTAACATTCCGGGAAGCGACTCTCCCTATGGAACGGAGTGCCGTTCTTGCTTTACTGTTGCCGACACTGATACTCGTTGTCTTCTGGGCGTCGATGCTAGTGGTATTCAACTACGTGTACTCGCCCACTACATGAACGATCCGGACTACACAAAGGAAGTAGTTGACGGTGACATACATACAAAGAACCTTGAAGCCATGGGAATTGACAAAGGAGAATGGGATGAAGAACATGGACAATGGTCAAGACGAGGAGTTGCAAAGACTTTTATCTACGCTTGGCTCCTTGGTGCAGGTGACGAGAAAGTCGGTCTTATCTGTGGAGGTGATCCTGCATTTGGAAGACGGGTCAAAGCCCAGTTTCTTGCAGCACTTCCATCCCTTGCCCGACTCAAAGAAGAAGCAACCAAAACAGCTAGAACTGGAAGACTGGCTGGCATCGACGGACGACAGATAGAAATCAAGTCCGCACACTATGCACTCAGCTGCTACCTACAAGGGGCTGAGTCAGTTATCATGAAGAAGGCCATGATCGATTGGCATCTTGAGGTTCAGAAGAGAAACCTAGATGCAAAGATGGTGGCTGTTGTTCATGATGAGTTTCAGATTGATGTCCTCAAAGAACAGGCTGATGAAGTAGGAGAGATTGTCGTCAACTCCATCATCAAGGCTGGTGAATACTTCAATCTGAATTGTCCAATGGACGGTGAGTATCGCATCGGTACCAATTGGGCAGAAACACACTAAGAAAGTTGTTGACAGCCTGATCTAGGCTTGATACAATATACGTACACTGCAACTCATGACCACATAGGAGTTAGATATATCATGAGCAACCAAAACGAAGACGTCATCATCGAAGCTACCCTGTTCTGGCCGAACCTGAACCGTGTCAACGACATGTCTGGCAAGTATCAGGTTGACCTTGGTGAACTGGACAAGGACTCCGTCAAGGCTGTGCAGAAGCTTGGCCTCACTGTCCGTACCGACGAACCCAAGGACGAGGATAAGCCGGATCGTGGCCAGTTCATCACCGCCAAGTCCAAGTACCCGTTCAAGGTGCTGTTCAAGAACGGTGTTGAGGTGGTGTCCTTGGATCGTGTCGGCAACGGCACCAAGGCCCGTGTCAAAGTCAACTCGTACGACTGGCAGTTCAAGGGTAAGAGTGGTTCTTCCCTCTCTGCCAAGGTGATCCAGATCACTGACCTTGCAGAGTACGTGGCTGACGTTGACCCTGACTTCGCTGACTCCACCCCTGCGCCGGGTTCTGCTGCCCAAGGGGATGCCCTCAGTGATGACATCTCTGACCTGTACGCTGACGAATAAGAAAGGATAGACCATGACCTCGATTGATACCCTCGTACCTGACATCATGAAGATGGTTGATGAAGGCGTTGACCAAGTAGATGACGCTGCCATCCACCAACTTCTGGCTGACATTGAATACGGTGTCCGTCGCCAACTGACCAAGTCTGAACGACAGCGCAGTGGCACACTCCGTATGTCCAATGTCGGGAAGCCTGACTGTCAGCTGTGGAATGAGTGCAACGACACTCCCTCAGAAGAACTGCGTCCGGATACTCGGATCAAGTTCTTGTACGGGGATATCGTCGAGGCTCTGGTTCTATTCCTTGCCACTGCGGCAGGGCATGAGGTGAAGCACGAACAGAAGGAAGTGGAACTGAATGGCGTCAAAGGACACATCGATGCTGAGATTGATGGTGTGTTGGTTGATGTCAAGTCCGCATCCAAGTTTGGCTTCAAGAAGTTCAAGGATGGTACGCTCCCTGAAGACGATCTCTTCGGCTACATGGGGCAGCTGTCCTCGTACAAACAGGCAGGAGGGTGGGACCGTGCCGCCTTCCTTGCCTTCAACAAAGAGAGTGGGGCCATGTGTCTCTATGAACCTGATGAGATTGACATTGATCACAATGCTGATCAGCGTGTTGACTTCGTCAAGGACATGGTCACTGGGCCTCAACCTGAACGGTCCTTCGACGCCATCCCTGATGGTAAGAGTGGGAACATGAAGCTGGGTACACGGTGTTCATACTGTGCATTCAAGGACGAGTGTTGGAAAGACAGCAACGATGGGCAGGGATTGCGCACGTTCATCTATTCCAATGGTCCTCGTTACCTGACCCATGTTGAAAGGGAGCCTGACGTACATGAGCTTCCCTGACAGCATCACTGAAAAGGTACCACCCCCTTCCATCTGTTTCGAGACACGTTACAACTTAACAGAAGGTAGAGTGGAGGCTATCACTTCATTGAACTACAACAACCAAAGTATAGCCTCTGCTGTTTACTATCCGAATGAAGGTGTACACGTAGACGCTTTGGTTGTTATGTTGAAGTCTTTAATCAAACATATTGAGGACTTAGACGATGTCCCGGAAGCAACCTGAACACCACTGGGTTGGTCGTAAGCCTGACCCTAAGAAGTACTTCGGGTTTGTGTACGAGATCACATGCTTGGTTAACGGAAGGAAGTACATTGGTAAGAAACAATACCACCGTTGGAGCCGACGCAAGATTGCTGGCCCATCGAAGTGGGAGTTCTACCAGTCTTCCTCCAAGCATGTGGCTGAGGACATCAAGAAGTACGGGCCTGACAAGTTTGAGTTCCGTATCCTGAAGAACTACAAGACACGAGGCGGCTTGGTGTACGGGGAAGCAAACCTCCAACACAAACGAGACGTCTTAACCAAACGAGAAGGAGATGAACGTGTCTACTACAATGCACAAATCGCTGGAATCAGGTGGATTCCAAAGGAATGGTGACTTCGAAGATTACATCGAAGACCCTAACACTTTGATCTTTACTGTTGAAGCTTTAGGGGATTTCATTCAGTCAACCTTTGAAATGGAAGACTTACTAGAACTCGATACAGGTACCGAATTAGTTTGTATCAACTTCCATGATATGAAAGAACATCTTAGAAAGGTGGTGATCCGTGACTGATCATCTTGTCATCTTCGATATGCAGGTGAAGCCCGGCTCTGACCTATCTCATCTGCCAGCCATAGGGAACTACATCGTTGAACACCAGCCTGATAAGATCATCGTCATTGGTGACTGGTGGGACATGCACTCCCTGTCTTCGTACGACAGAGGTACCAAGAACGCAGAGGGTGCACGGTATCAGGAAGACATCAACGCCGGTGTCAAAGCCATGGCCAAGATGTTACGTCCTGTCCACTTCCTCAACGAACACCAACGTCTGATGAAGAAGAGACGGTACCAGCCTGAGATGCACTTCACCATCGGCAACCATGAAGAAAGGATCATGCGTCATGTCAATGCCAACCCGATCTTGGAAGGTACTCTTGGGTATCATAATCTTCGTCTCACTGAGTTTGGGTTCACTACTCACGATTTCCTCACTCCTGTCATTCTTGATGGGGTAGAGTACGTACACTACGTACAGAACAGGAACTCCAAGTACCCCAAGGCCAGTTCCAAAGCCGCCATCGAACAGACTAAGGTGTCGGTTACACAGGGACACCGGCCTTGTCTTGACATCCATACAACATGGGGTGACAAGCAAGGGATGATGTGGTCTATCACCTGTGGTTCCTCTTACCTTGACCTTGAAGAGTTCAAGAAGGCACAGGGTAATCAACATTGGCGTGGTATTGTACACAAGCGCAACGTCAAGGACGGTGACTTTGACCCCACGTTCCTACGTCTGTCTACCCTGATGGAGGAGTATGGTGAGTCATGATAGACTGGGTAGACTTCAAGCAACAGGTGTGTGACAGGTACACCGGGCCAGAGATTGTGGAGACTTTGGGCTTGACATCTGAAGAGGTTTATGAGATACTAGCTGTACAGATAACTGAACAGTATTTCTCATTTGACCTTGTAATGAATGGATACGACAATGGCGAAGAAGAAGAGGACACCTAAGAAGAGGAACATCATGGCTCATGAACTTGAGTCACCCCTCTACCGTCCTCGTGTCGTCCCCAACAAGAAGAGGAAACAACATGAGCTTACTAAAGCTTCTCGGAAGCGACTCGGAAGAGAAGGAGGATGAGTTGTTCTACAACCCTGACCCCTTGTGTAACAGGCTGTTGATGATGGAGCAATTGCTTGATCGTCTTGACAACTATGAGAACTCAGCATTCACCGAACAGGCGATACAACGAGCCGTCTCCCTTATATTCTACTCACTTGAACCGGAGGGTCTGGATAATTCACATGAAGTATTTCACTAGAGAGCAGAAGGTTGCGGAGTTCCATGAAGCCATGGGACTGCCGGTCAACACCACATCCACCGTAACCCAGCTGAAGCTACGTGCACGGTTGATTACGGAAGAGGCAATGGAAGTGATCAATGCCATGGAGGTGTTGGAGATGGAGCATGAACGTTCCAAACCCGGCACCACCAAGGAATGGGCGCATCTGATAAAGGAACTTGCTGACCTACAGTACGTACTCAGCGGTACCATTGTCACGTTCAGAGAACTCTCTGCCGACTTTGATGCAGTCTTTAACAGGGTACATGAAAGTAATATGTCAAAGCTAGATGATGATGGTAACCCCATCTATGATAACGAAGGGAAGGTTATGAAAGGACCTAACTATGTTGAAGCTGAACTGGAGGACTTGTTCAAATGATGGGACCACAAGTAAAGGAGTGTGCGGACCTACATGCTACGAAGTACAGGCTGCCCAATGAATCGTTTGAAGAAGGGATCGCCCGTAACGCAGCAGCACTTTCCGACAACGAAGCACACCGACAGAAGCTTAGAAGCATTCTTGGAGAGCAACGATTTATGCCAGCCGGGCGAGTGCAATCCGCAATGGGTTCCCCTAGAGATGTTACCGCCTACAACTGTTTCGTTTCAGGAACGATTGAAGACTCGATGGAGAGCCTATACAAACGTACTGCGGAGGCGGCTGAGACAATGCGGCGAGGGGGTGGCATTGGCTATGACTTCTCTCGTATACGTCCTCGTGGTGATCGGATTGTCAGTCTCGACTCTTCCGCTTCTGGTCCTGTTAGCTTCATGCGAGTCTTTGATGCGTGGTGTGCAACGATTGTTTCAGCAGGTCACCGACGAGGGGCAATGATGGGTGTCCTCCGTGTCGATCATCCTGACATTGAGGAGTTCATCCGTGCCAAACGAAATGAGACTGACCTTCGTAACTTCAACATCTCCATCGGCGTTACTGATGAGTTCATGCGGTGTGTTGAGAAAGGAATTACCTTTGATCTGGTATTCGAAGGACGGGTTTACCGTACCATTGATGCTGGTGCGCTTTGGGATGAGATCATGCGAAGCACCTGGGACTGGGCCGAGCCTGGGGTACTGTTCATCGACAGGATCAATCAAGACAATCCCCTGTTCTATACGGAACGTATTGAAGCAACTAACCCGTGTGGAGAACAGCCCCTCCCTCCTTATGGTGCCTGTCTTCTCGGTTCCTTTAACCTAGTTAAGTATGTCAATCCTGAAGGGAGGTTTAACTTTGACCTGTTTAAGAACGATATCCCTCATGTTGTACGTGCGATGGACAACGTGGTGGATAGAACAAACTACCCTCTTGAGGAGCAACGTGAAGAGGCTCAGAAGAAACGTAGGATGGGTCTGGGTATCACTGGGACTGCCAATGCTATTCTCTTATGCGGTCATTCTTACGGTGATGACAGTTCACTTCGTCTTGTTCGTAAGATCATGAAGACCCTGTGCCTCACCGCATACGAGGCGTCGTCTGACTTGGCCACTGAGAAGGGTACGTTCCCGTTGTTCAGTGAAGAGTACCTTGACAATGAGTTCATGCAGAAGTTCCCTGATGATCTCAAAGCCAAGATCAAACAACAGGGTATGCGTAACAGTCACCTGATCAGCATTGCACCCACTGGCACCATCTCCTTCACCGCTGACAACATCAGCAGTGGTATCGAGCCGGTGTTTGCGTACGAGGTACACCGTACTGTGGAGACAGAACTAGGTAAGGTGATCGTACCGCTGAAGGACTACGTCTGGAACTACCACGGCCTCAAGGATAAGACTGCGGATCAGTTAACTGTTGACGACCACCTCAACATGCAGATTGCAGTGCAGCCTTGGGTGGACTCAGCCGTGTCAAAGACCCTGAACGTGGGTGATGATGTCACCTTCGAAGAGTTCAAGGATACCTACCTCAAAGCATGGAAGGGTAAGCTGAAAGGAGTCACCACCTTCCGTCCCAGTGGTAAACGTTACGGTATTCTGAATAAGGTGGAGCCTGAAGATGATGTGTATGAGGACGGTGCCGCCTGTTTCATTGACCCGGAGACTGGACAGAAGGAGTGCGGGTAGTGCAGTTATCTGAAGCTATCAGAACTATCTACAAAGTTGAGCGTGACCGCAACTACTGGAAACAACGTTGTAAGTTGACAGAGAAGCAACTAAAAGATACTGAACAACTTCTGAGGTGGTACCAAAGAACTCATGGACAGAAGGAGTGCGGCTGATGTCTGATATTGAAAGAGAGTTCGCGTACCAGCAAGAGCAGCAGAAGAAAACAACCCAAGCCTACCGAGACAACTGGAACCACATATTCAAACCCAAGACCGAAAAGGAAGATGAAGATGTACGGCAAGGAAGCAATGGAAGCGATGAGTGAACACCTGATTGAGGATGCGTTCCACTACCCACAAGATATCCCTGTGTCACCTGAAGAGGATGAGGTATGGGCTTCGTATGATCAAGGGCCTAAAGAGCCTGACCCTATAGTCAACACAGTGGTCAAACGTTTGCATGATCGTAGTGCAGAGGGTATGGAGAAGTACGGTGAGACTGTACTTGAATGTCAGAAGACTACCACCGGCTGGATCGATGACGCCATCGAAGAACTACTTGACGCAGCCATCTACCTTGAACGTCTGAAACATAACCTGATAGAAGGAGAGTAACATGAACCCGCACCTTGAAGAAGTCCTTGAGAAGTTCCTTGACAAAGACGCCATCACTGTCTACACCCTGCAAGAGTTGGCTTATGACATTTACTCTGACGTTGACACCTTCTCAGAGTTCACTGGTGTTGACGGGGAAGAGATGCTTGATGCCCTTTGTCTGTTGATCAGTTGGTACGGAATACCTGGTGAGGACTGGGAGAATGATTAGAAGCATGACCAAGGAAGAACGCACCCAACAAACCAACGACATCGTTGACCACCTGATGCAAGTCTATCAAGAGATCATCTCCGAACAACGAGAAACCATTGAACGACTACGCCATCAGGTGGCGCGAGATCAGAAAACGATTGATCGATTGGAGATGAAAGATGACTGACAGTTTAGTTGAACGGTTACGTGAAGCATCCGAGCATAAATACCACCCCTCATACCCCAAAGCAAAGCTGACCCTTGAAAATCAAGCCGCTGACCGCATTGAGGAACTTGAGGCGGCGCTTGAGGAGGCGGCGAAAGGATTGGATTACTATGAAGAATGCATGGCGCTGCGCAAGGAGAACGATAAGTTATTATTCTGCCAGCAGTGGATTGCGGAACAAGCAAGAGAGATTGAGGCTTTGAAGGATAAGATAGATCGGTGTGGTGTGAAGCACGTGCAAGCACTCAAAGCAACGGAGATGAAAGATGACTGACAAGATACAGAACAAGTTGCGGAAAGCCGCTGTTGGTATGGGAACGCGCAAGCTAGAGGACTATTTCTTCCAGATCACATGTGCCGAAGCTATTGAGGCCGCTCACCGCATTGAAGAACTGGAGGCAGCACTTAGTTCTATACGTGAAAAGGCATGGAACGAGCCATGCTCATATAATCTTGCAGATAAAGCCCTCAAAGCAACGGAAGCGGAAACACCAAACTGTCCGGTGTGTAATGATGATCCGCTTAAATGTGCCGATCACCTTGGATTTTGTCTTAGCGAGCCTATAAAAGAGGAAGCGGAAACACCAGAGCACCAAAAGACAGACGACCACATTGTTCGCTTGTCAGACGAAACGGCCATTGATTACGTTCTTCCAAACGACTACCTAGAACATAAACAAGACACGGAACAAAGCCTGAAATGGCAAGAAGAACGGCAGAATGAATTGGCGCACCTAGTAGGTAAGTGCCGACGCCGCATAGAAGCATGGGAAGAGCGTATGTTAGAAGCATTCCCGAGTGCTTCTTACCGCTACTCAAACTGGTGTGAGGAAGAAAGTGATCCCACCCCGGCATCCCACGGATCAGAAGATAAAACACTAGACCTGATATCAATAGAGTGGCAAATGTGTCTGGCTGGAGCGCCAGTGGATAAATTGCCCACAGAGCGGCGATCAGGCACAGAACGGCGGGTGTCGATGTCTGAAGAAAGCCCAGATGGAACAGGCTTTTGGATCGGAACTGGCTTTTATCCGAGCCGTCGTAAAAGCGCCAGACGGAAGTCAGACCGGCGAGAAGAATAGCAACAGCTAGGTCAAGCATCAGTCTCGCCCCATCATCCACAAACAAAAAGCAATAGCCCCGCAGATCATAGTGGCAAAGAACAGCCAGTATTCCATGAAGGTCATTTTACTTCCCCTTTCCGAACCACTTGACCAAGCCCTTCACGCCGAAGCTCGCTGCATAGCAGATCAACAGAAGCTGCCAATAGAGCGGTGGGACATTTGCCGTCAAGACATTGAAGGCATTTGCCATGCGGGTAACCACACCATCCGCACCAATCGCCGCTGCGGTGAACATCACAATGAACGGCGCAGTCGTTACAATCGTTAGGTACTCGTCTTTCCAGCTTTCCCCGCTGTTCTGGGCCTGGATCGTGTCCCAATCTTGGTCGCCTTTAATCTGCTGAACTTCACGTTCATGTTTTGCCTGGGCCTTCTCGGCCTTGTTGGAGAGGTACTGCTTCCCGACGCCAAAGATGCCGGAAATTATGGGGCCTATAAGCGGGATCATGCCGTGTCATCCAAGAACTTCTGGACATCAAAATTCGGACAGGTCTTGCCTGAATTCGGCACGTCATAGTGTCCCAGGATGTCAGGGTCATCATGCTGCCAGCAGAGGTCGCCAAGCAACCCGGCCAGTGCGTGGAACTGATCCTGCGTGAAGTTGTTTTCGTTGCCGCCGTCCTCGCCGCGACCACCAATGAGGCACACGCCAAGGGAGTTCTTGTTCATCCCCTTCGCATGGGCGCCGACAACGCTTTCATCACGTCCTGCCTCAATCTCACCATTGCGCCGGATCACATAATGATAGCCGATGTCAGACCAGCCATTGTCATTGACGTGCCAGTCCGTTATCTCAGCCACGCCAATATCCATCGACGGCATCGTGTACGAACAGTGAATAATTATTGATGTGATTTTTCTCATTCTGCCATCTCCGGTGTGACGTGATTGGATGCCACAATACCATATTTTTTGTGGTATGTAAGGCATTCCGCTTTCCGTTCTGCAAAGTATCCACCCCTCGCCGCGTAACTATCTTTCGCGCTCAAGGTCCGGTGCTGCTGGACCGTGCAACCCATGTCTTCCTTCACGTCAATCTTGATTTGGTGGTGGTAGTGTCCGGTATGGGCATATCGATACTTGCACTCACCCCAGATCGACGGGAACTGGGCAGCGAAGACCCCAGGCATTTGCGGCAGCTTGCGCTGGTGTCCGTGATGGAAGAACAATGCTGTCGCACCATGTTTAAAAGCGTAGTAAGGCAGGGGGCTTTGATCGACGGTGATACGCGGTTCGTTTTCATAAAGTGCTGCAAACATAGACCGCAACCAGATTGACCCGACAAGATCGTGGTTTCCTTCCGCCATCAGAATGTGAACTCTATCGTGCTTCGACAGCGCCATGTCCACGATCTGGCGCAATACCTTGATGGCTGTTTCAATGACCTTCTCTGCCCGCCCGTCTACGTCCAGGGGATGACCACTCATAGATGTTTCAGCCGTCAGCGCCGGGAAGTCAGAATGCAGGAAGTCGCCAAGCTGACATATCAATCCGGTGTCGGCGTCCGGCGACATTGCCATCATGTTGCCGAACGAAGACACGAGCGTATGCTGCGCGATGTCCAAGTCCCAGTTGTCCTGGCCCGTTTCCCGCGCCCAGGCTCTCATGCCGTGGTGATAGTCGGTAATGACGTACAGGTTAAGAAGGTCCTCATGCACCATCTGCGGCGGTTTGATTGGCTTGACCCTTGGGATTTCCGCCGACATGGCCTCAATGGCCTCCCGCATTGCCCTTTCCTGGGCCTCTTTGTCCGCCGTCGTCTTGACCCATTGTATCTTCTTCTCGCCCGTCTGGGCGTCATATAGGGTGCTAGTACCCCTCACCTTAAAGCCCGGTGCGGAGGGGTGAATCATGTCGTGATCGGGAGAATAGCCGTACTGCGCCGCCTTCACCTTGACCGCGTTGACGGACTGCCAGACAGAGTTGTAATTGACCCCTAAGTCTCGTGCGGCCTTACGCATAGACCCGGCAGCTTCGACAGCTTCAAGCACACGCCACTGGTTGTCCGTGCAATACGGACGGAGGTTTTCATCAGGCATCCCAGAAACCCTTGATTTTAGACTTGAGGCCGTTCGCCTTTGACCTTTTTGGCTAGGTGCGCCCAGACCAGAAGGTAGGCTTTCTTACCCGGCACCCGTGGCGAGATCATTTCAAGGATTTGGGTGGGCTTGCCGCCCCAGTCCTTGTATGTGCCAATCACGCGAGAGATTACGAAATCCTGGCGCGGGATGTTCAGGCATAAACCAGAACCGCGCAGCACTTGATAAGCCGCCTCGCCATGCTCTTGACTAGCCGCGTCTGCCCGAGCGAACGCCATAATGGCCTGCTCGTTCACGCAAATCATTGTGATGTAGGGGATGCGCTGTCCCTTCTTAAAGCCGCCGTCGTGTTCGATCATCACAACTTCTGGCAGCTTGGGGGGCTGGACTGCTTCAGGCTGGGTGGTTTGGCAACCCGCCAAGACGATAATGAGAAGGAAGGCGATTAACGTAGGCATTTAGATCGCTCCTGATTTCCTCGCGGCGTCAATAAGCCTCTGCACCCTTTCCTCGGTGCGGGCCTGGAAATCAGCGGACTTGGTGTAATGCTCTGCCAATTTGTCAGGCTTTAAGAGATCGCTATGGACGCTTATCTTTGATTGCATTACCGGGATAGTTTCGTTGATTGCGTCTATTTTGTCAAACGCTGCGCCGCTTGCTTTACGCAATTCTCGGATGAGTTCGCTGTTCTGTTTCGATAGACTTTCAAGCCTCACAAGCCAGACAACCAGTGTGATGATGGCGATAACCAGATACCAAATAGACTTTAGCTCTGACGCCATCTCCATCATTGCAGCACCATAGGCAAGACGGTCGCCACCAGTGAAGCCACCAGACCAGCAATCCCCACCATCACACCCCAGACCACTGTCTGCTTGGTCTTAAGCTCAGAGAGTTCCGCAACATACTGCGCCCGTGTGTTTTGACGTTCTGCGTAGTCCTCATCTATACGTGCGTGGATACGCTGCACACCGTTATCGAACTTCTCTGTAAGGTTAGCGACAGCGGTCTTCATCTCAAGTTCTGCCTGTTCAGCCTTGCGACCTCTTTCCTCGCAGAAGCGTTCATGTGCCTCCACAATATTGAGGGCCTTTTCTGCAAGCCGTCGAGCCTCATGGTCAATTACCTCAGTCACTTACCGCGCCCTCGCCTGTGTTTGGAATGGCATCTCGGCAAAGGCGAGGTAGATGTAGGTGCCACCGCTGGCAGAAGTGTCGTTGCCCCCATCTCTACATTTGAACCCATTAGCAAGCATATCTATAATACCTGATCCGGTTCCTTCAGCGTTTGACCCGTTGGGAAAGAAGGTTGTGTCTGCTGGGTTGTATGAGTTGATTTTACCATCAAACAAACGCCACCCTTGACTTAAATCTACTCGCTTGATGATCACCATAGCCGGTCTAAACCCTGACCCTCCGTCATCCACGACAATCACTGGACCATCTGTCGAGCCGTTTCCGGTATAGCTGCCGATCCCGATGAGGCCCGGTGTTTTGGCGAAGCAAGCGAAGTGGTGACTGTCCCCACTCGTCAGCCACGCACCGTTGTCCTGAGTGGAAAATACAGAAGTGGTCGGGGCGGTGTTATCCCAGACAGCAGTAGACGCTGCGGATGCCGCAGTACCTTGCAGCACAACGTAGTTACCTGCTCCTACTGCATCATGATAAGTCCACCATTGGGCCACTGCATCTCGACTTTTAACCCAAAGCATTGATGGGGCTCTGGACAGTCCATGTCCGACTGTTACTGAGCCTGTAGACCCCGCAGTGAATGTGCCGACACTAAAACCCCCGTGATCTGCTACACTCACCGAACTGGTGATGGAACCGTCAGTATTGGAAGATGCGGAACCACCGGCTTTGAAACACCAAGCTACATAGTTCTCCGTATTGGTGTTAACGGCGACATTACTGCCGACAGTAAATCCATCGCTGTCAAACGTGGACAGACCTTCAGTATCAGTTGCTTCTGCGCTCGTGCTGTCGCTGTTTAGGTCTTTCGTCGCACCGCGAACTACGTCATAGAGCATATGTTCGTCAGCCGCATCACGGTTTTTGATCCAGACAAAATCAGGCTGGAAGCCAGCACCAGTGATAGCGTTACCCGCGCTACCAATAGCTGTCCCGTTCCCCGTGTACAAAAGACTGGCGAAATAAGCACTCGGGTCCGTCACCGTGGGCGTGGGGAGGTTGGCTGTATTGAGTGCCTTAAAGTCTGTTGGCACACTTCCTGAGAACGCAGACGCGCCGAAGTTAACGGTGCTGTCACTGGATGACGAAAAAGCCCCATACGCGGGGATATACCCACCACTATCTAGGGTGAATGTTGCATTCGTGCCAGCAGAGGGATCACCCGTCCACCCCGTCGTGCTATCAGCCCACTCCGTCACCCCTGCGCTGTCATCGTACCGACCCAGCCAGAGCTTATCGTTGTCGGCATCCAGAGCAACAAGCACCTTATCGCTCGTGGTGGCAACAGGCGACATGGTGTGCGACGTATAGGAGCCGTTATGGTATGTGCGGAAGTCAGACGTACTGTCCATCTGAGCGCCCCAGCTATCGTCATCAGCGCCGGGGTAATTACTGTTTGCACTGGTGTAGTCGACGTTACCTATGCCGACACGCCAGTTACCTGCGTTTGATGCGATGTCAACTTCCCAATACCACTTGCCCGAATTAACTCGGAAAGTGCCGAGCACAAGATCACCACCTGATGCTCCCCCACTTGTTGACAGGTTCCCGTTCGATAGTGTGATGGAGCTATCTTTATCCAGAGGGTTCCATGTGCAAAAGTTCCCCTCATCGTCAGCCGCCGTGTTGGTGGGGACATCTGTTACTTGCTGCGCCGCTGTTAGCGAGGTTTCGGTGAAGTGATTACCGTTCCCAGATACGTCAGTGCCAGCACCGTTGCTTGTTCCAGGGGCCACGGCGAAATCAAGCCAGAACCCATTGGTGCCGAAGGTCAAGCCAGAAGGATCAATCGGCACCCACTCGCCTGTGTCAGCGTCGGCTTCACCGAATGAGGTGGCGTCGAGTTGAGTGCCGTCAATGTAGATGTACTCAGCTAAATATACCTCGGCGTAACTATCAGGTACGTGAGTGGCCCCGATGTAATGCGCTGCGGCATCCATGATTGTGCTGTCAGCGTTTAGTGACGGGTTTACATCAGCACTGAAATCCGTAACCTCTGAACCATTGACATACATACGCATTCGGTTTCCAGCGGTGCCGTTTGTCGTATCAAAGTTGACAACTACGTGCATCCAAGCCGTGAGATCACGAAACACTTGAGTTGACGTTAATTGGCCAACTTGCGCCCCTGCCGTATCCTCCAAGCGCCAATAGAGGACATTGGAACTGTTCATACTCAACTGGCTTGACCCGGAGGATGAGCGAGCATGGAACAGTTGATGAGTTGCCCCTGTCTCATTGCGCTTTATCCAGAAAGACAGTGTGCCGGTTTTATTATCCCCCGCGCCACTCGGCGTCCAAGTCAGATAATCCGCGCTGCCGTCCAGATAGATAGAACTGTTGACCCGGTATCCCCCTGCTGCGAAAGGGATACCCGCTGGCATTACTTGAAGAACCATATTACGCCACCGCTGCGTGGTTGCCGGTCATTAACCAAGTATCTGTTGCCACCTTCACGATGGACACGGCCCCGTATTGTGCGGAGATTGCACCACCACCGGCAGACACACCATTCAACGTCACACCCGTGTCACCCGTCACCGTGGTAGCACCGGCACCCTTCATCCAGATGTCGATACGATCACCAGTGGAGAACGCCACCGAACTGTTAGCAGGGATGGTTAGGGTGTTAGCCGAAGCGTTGTCCATAGTCACCGTCTTGAAGGCGTCGGTGAGAACCAGGGTGTAGGTGGTGCCGGTTTGGGCGTTCACAGAGCCGGTTACTGCCGCCGGCCCAACAATGTCAGACATACCCGCCAAGGTTTCCGGTGTGACCGCCCGTGACGTATCTGTACCAGCGTCAACTTCTGCCTGAGTCGCTAGTTCGATGATGCCTTCTGAGGTCGTGGTTGCCGACGTGTAGACTGCCGACATCTGCGCCCAGGTGATAGCCGTGGTCTCAAGAGTGCCGCCGGCATCTACCGTGCAGATCCACGCACTGTCCGAGTTCGCGGTCCCCTCGCTGACGATAACCGCTGCACCCACATGCTCATCCCAGGTATCCAGAGGGGTGGCACGGGACCATGCGCCGGCAGCAGTTACATACACCCCGTTCTCTTCCTGGGCAGTCTGATCCTTGACCAAGATACGGGAGGTGGAGGTGAGTACCCCATCAATCGTCTGCTCGCCCGAGAGAGTGATGTTTGCCGTCGTGGCGTTGACCACTGGTTCTTTCCAGTAGATCCCCGCAGCACTAGCCGCAGCGGCAGCAGCAGAAGCGGCGGCGTTGGTTTCGCTGGTCCCGGCATTGGTCTCGCTAGTGGAGGCATTAGACGCGCTGGTCGCGGCATTCGTTTCCGACGTGGCAGCGTTCGTTTCCGAGGTTGCGGCATTGGTTTCAGAGGTCGCAGCGGCCGCGGCGGAAGCAGCAGCAGCAGCAGCAGCAGCATCCGGGTCAGTGTCGGAGTTCTCCAGCGCATCGCCAGCATCGTTCCATTTCAATGCCTTGCCGGCCGATGGTTCAGGAACTGCGGTAGACGCCCCACCCGTATACGTGACCGGGAATTGGAACGTGCGGCCGAGATCCGATTCCTGCTCCTGCGCCACCATCGTTAGACGGTCCAGGGCGTCCTCGTGGGTCTCCGCGGGGAAGGCATCATTCTCTACATAATCCGTGCCTTGGGTCTGCGTGGTCGCCCGCCGGATATGCCATTCAACAGTATTGGCCGGCGCAGAAACCGCGGTCACCGTCCCCGTGGCATTGTTCCCGCCCGAGACCGTGTAGTCGGTGACGTTAACCTTTGTGACCTCTGCACCCGTAGCGATAGTCCGCTCAATCACCTCAATTTCTGCGGTGGTTGTCGTCCCAAAGAACGCAAAAGTTACGGGGAATGCAACCGTTGCGCCGTCACCAGTGTAGGAGACTTCAGTCGTTGTGCTGGATATCGTCATGTCGTTTACCTCACCAGGAACATATCATAAACATCTGCCCGCATCAATCTGCGGTAGCCTCCATAAGCATACGCAAATAGAACAAGTTGGAGTACGGCAACAGCCTTTGCATGGCCTCGATTTGCTTATCGTTGGGCGTTTCGCCGCCATAGACGTAATCGGCGCCATAGCCAATTGTCTCAATCAACTGCTGGACTGTGCCGAATGACGGACCAAGGGCCGCGCCGAGTTCGTTTCTGGACCGATACCTGGACAACTGCTGCCCGGTAACCATAGGACCAATGCCGATATGCCCGTTGGAAGCCTTCTCCAGGAAGTTGTTTGGCTCCATCAACCAACCCATAATACCGCTGCGGTCAATGCCCTCTGCGACTAGACGCTCTGGCGTGATGTCTGGGTCTCGGCCGGCAAGCTTCTCCTTGGCGATATATGACAGAGACCCAAACCCAACAGCAGTCATAACACCAAGGTAGAAGTTGATGTCGTTCTGCTGCAGCCCCGCGAGCAACATCTTTTCCGTAGCCGCTATCTGGAATGACTTGAACTGGAATATCAGCTTCCCAAGGGGGGTGGACGCCATCAACGGCATCTCCTGGCCAGGGGTGACAATCGTCCGGTCAATCTCTCTACTCATCGCAGCGCGGAACCTGTTCGCCGGCACCATGTCCCACTTGTCGATATTAGCTAACCAGAACCCATCCTTGTGTTTGCTGCCGTGCTTGTTTAACTGCTTCCAGATATCCTGTGCCGTGCCGGCGTCGATGAAGTTATCCTTGAGGAAGGCGATCTCTTTCTTGGTGGGCTTCGCCGCTTTCGGGTTCTCCATGTGCTTGACCCACTTCTCAATCACGTCCGTGAACTGGTCATGAGAGACTAGGCCTGCATAGGTCTTTAACATGTCGTTCCACTTGGCGATACCCGACACATAACCGAACGTGTCAGACATAGTTCCTATCCCAGATTCCAGGAAGTTCCTCCGGGGAGAGGGGTCCGCGATGTCGGCAATTCTCTGTGCGCGGCTATTGTCCACCATATCCGTGATGTTGTTGAAGCGGTGCAAGTCCCGAGACCGAAGCTTCAGCGTCTTCGCATCTGTTAGCATAGGGATGAAAACACTGCGAAATGCCTTCAAAATGCCGTGCGTCATCATGGGACGGGCAACGTCAGGGATGGAGGATACCACCACTCCACCCATCATGCGGATGAAGTTGGTCTGGCGCAGGCCCATTGAGATCCGGTTCAGTGCAGCGTTGGGGTTCTCGGGAACCTTGTAGGTGCCTTTCAGTCGCTCAAACACACCCTCCAGGTCCTTGATGGACCGCTCCATCTCTTTGTGGAATTCAGCGAACTTCTTCCCGCGGGACTTACGGTCCTCCCAGTATTTCTCAAGGCCCTTGATGACCCCGTCACTGGTGTCAAACTGAAGGGCCTCTTCTTCTTTCATTAGTCCGCGCTGCACACCAATCGACTTCCAGTCATCCACCAATTGGGTGAAGACCTCCGTGTCCTGGAAGTTGTCAGACCCGAAAGCCCGGCGAAGCTCAAGCCGCGGGGCAGTGGTTTCAATCAGCTTGGTGATCAACTCGTCAGGATCACTCACCAGGAAGTCCGCGTAGTCCTCATCCCGCACAATCAAGGACCGGCGGCGGAATGCCCCAGGCAGCCCAGCCTTGCCCGTCCCCGTCCCAACATCCAGGTCGTGCGGTGCGCGGATGCCACCCGTGCCGAGAATGCGGTACATCACAGTTTGAACATAGTCGTCGGCCAATTGATTCTCTGGGTCCATCGTATGGACAAGGTGGATGTCTCGGCCATGCTGCTTTGCACGGTCAGACATGGCGTCCATAGCCTTCATGATCTCTTCATCGATATCCTTGGTCGCCTCACGCAGGGCCTCCCTTGAGGATTTCTTAACAACCTCACGCGCCTCTTTCTTGGCCTGGGTGAGGAGCTTCTTGCGGCCGGCGGCTTCCCTCGCCAGCGGGTCATTGACTAACTCCTCAATCCGCTTGTCGAACGCCTTCATGGAACGCTCAACAGCATTATTAGCCGCAAGCGCCGCCTCTTGTTCTGCCGCCTTGTAGACCGCCGGGTCCATCAATTGGTCAAGCGTAGCACCCTTGCCGGCATCTGCTAGGGGTTCTGCAATCTCCTCACGCAGCGTAGCGAGGATAGCCGCCTCTTCCACGTCCGCTGCCTTGGCGACAAAGTTCTCAATGACCTCTTCAGCAAGACCTTCAATCTCATCTCCGACAGCTTCCTGGACGGCCTCGGTTAACTCTTTTCGGAGTACACGGGTGAATGCCCTCTGCGCTGCCTTCTCTGCTGCCGTAGCCTTGTCTGCTGCTGACGGGAGGTCAACAGTGACATCCACCTTCTCAAGGGCTTCCTCTGTAATCTCTTGGGCGGATTCATTGACCTGCTTTTCAAAACCCTCACGGACGGCAGTCTCAATGTCTTTACGCTTGGCCCGCAGAGCCTTCACTGCACGTTGCAGGGCGGCCTTCTCATCTGCGTATTGGCCCATCCTAGCCGCCGCATGTGCTGCCTGCTTCTCAAAGTCCCCCTTCAGGCGCTCCACAAAAACATCCGCGTCTTTCTCTATCTTGCGGATGTCCCAAATACGGTTCAGGTATGACTGCGCCGTTTCCGGGTTGACGGCGATATCCTCGGGCAAATACCCAACCTCAATAGCGAGGTCCTTGATGGGGTCATACACCTCTTTGCGGAGCTTCTTCGCCAGCTTATCTACGGCAGGGATCGCGTGGGTATCCCCGTTCCGCATTGCCGCGGTGACCTCTACGTTGAACTCCTTCACCGTCATCAGGCCCGCCGCCATGCGCTCATCTTGTGTCATGTTGCGGCCGGCAACCCTAGCTTTAACCCCCTCAATTGCAGACGCACCCACCCCAGGCATCTCACCCTTACCTGTGCGGTACTCGTAATATGCGTCACGGATATCCATGCGGGCGCGGTATTTCTTGCCCTCCCAGAGCTTGATCATGGACTCCACCGGCACGTCAACAGTGCCTTCCATAAACTCAGATCCAGCCCTCTGCATTCCAGTTTCCATCAACTGGCCGGCAATCTCTCTACCCACCCCAGATGCCTGCATGAAGGATCGTAACGTTGGGGTCATGTACTTAATCGGAGGCGCAACCTTGAGCAGGACGTTCAGGGGGATGGTCTCTTTGAACCCGGCAAGCTTCTTGTATGCGTCATTCACTAATCGCATGGTTTCGTGGGCTGCCTGATCCTCCGTAATCTTTCCAGCCTCAACGTCGGCTTCAAGCTTGGCGTTGATTTGGTCGATTTCCGCTTTGATTTCGGACGGGAGTTCCTTCGCCTGCTTGGCGCCAACAGACGTGCCAAATGCAGCAGGACGATCTCCAGTGGCAACATTAAGCTCCTCCGTCACGTCTTCCAGAATCTTGTCGTAACTGCGGCGACCTGCCTCCTGGACGCCACTTTTTACTGCGCCCAAACCACCACCCAGCACACCACCCAAGAAGGTGCCGGCAGCGATATTCAGTGCGCTTTCCTCCGCGGTGCGGGTCAATTGTGTAGCCTGGAGAATGGCCTCCGTTGCGGCCGTGCCGGCAAGCCCAGCTTCAGCACCAACGACAAGACCTTTAAGGATATTGCCGCCCTTGTATATCTTGTGCGCCACACCGCCGAACGGGAGGAGGTTAATCGGGTCTAAGATGCCCGCGGCCATATACGCCATCGTGCCATAACCACCGTCCTGGTCTAGGCGCTGCTTTGCACCCAGTTCTTCCTGGATGCGGTTCCAGCGATTATTGAAGTCGTCCAGGTTCTTGGCTCTGGCGAGGGTGGGGCCGTACTCCCGGTTCTCGTCGGTCAGGTGATCCATCACGTTGAACTCAGGGTCATACTCCCCCGTGTCGTCCATAGCGTGATACAGGGAGACCAGGGAACTCTCCAAGCGGAAGGCATCGCTGAGAGTCTCCCCCAGTGGACGGTCCACCGGAGGTGCATCAAACGGTATAGACGTGGGGACCTCAAGTCCCGTTGATCTGGTTATGAACTTCAAGACCCAGTCTCATCAATCAGTGGTGCGCCCGTGAACCCCGGCAGTTTCGGCATCTTGATGGATTGGCGGCGAGTCTCAAACGGGTCAACAACCCCTCGCCCGCCGCCGGGGGTTTGCAACCGTTCTGACCTCTCTGCGTCTTCCTTGGTCTCAGCGGCCTGTGCTTTTGTCTCAGCCTCTAGATCCGCGGCTTTTTTCTCAGCCACTGCCTTAGCGACTATCTTCTCGTTCCTGACATACCCGCTAGCGTTCTCATCAGGGACCGCACCGCGCATCACTACGCTGCCGCGATATAGCGCCATGTAGGTAGGGCGCCCGCCGTTCTTAATAGACGGGTCCAGCAGGACGGTGATCGCTTCGATGGGGACCTTGGCCCCAACCCGCTTGGAAACCTGTTCCGCAAACTGGTCGCCCATCCACTTGGCATTACGCGCCCCACTCAGCCCAAGAACTGCATACTCAGCGTCAGGGGCAAGCCGCATAAGCCGCTCCTCGCCACCGATTTTGGTTGGGTGCCACGTCTGACGCATCTTTCCAAGGGCGAACCTACGCGCACTCTCTATGTCGCCATACGCCAAGAAATGCTCTTTAGCCAGCCCATTGAATATGGAGGCGGTAGTCATGTCGTCATCAAGAAGGTCCAGGAAGTCCTGGTCTCCCTCAACGCCCTCTCTCGGAGAGGTGTTCTTAATGTGATGATTGGGGTCGCGGCGTGATCCTGAAGGCTTGCTATGGGCATCCCAATCCTTGCGCCTCCCGTCTTTTTCCACCGGACTCGCGTCCCGCGCTGCCGTGACGAGGTCATACGCCTCCTCACCAGACAACCCATTGTCCATTTGCACGTCCATAGCCTTAGCGAAGGCGTATTCATCGCCCTTAAACTTGTTTGCGAATTGGGGGTGCAAAGCCTCCCACTGCCGCATTTCATGGACGCCCTCAATGATAACGCCTCGGTCTGAACTATTAATCTTAGCTTGGACGCCATGAACGTACTGTTCAGGGATGTTATTAATACCAAGGGATAATTGCTTGCGGAACCCAAGGACCTCGGTAGGCGTCGGGTCTGCGCCCTCAGACTCCCGCATCTCCTGCTTGAATCCCTCCTCGGCCTCACGCAAGGCTTGACCCAGATGGGCTTCCTTCACCTCCTTGAGGTCCATGTAGAACCCGGCGCCGCCCTGAGCATAACTCGACATACCTGAGCTGAAGGCCGCGGTTATCCTCGCCACCGCAAGGTCGTCCACTTTGTACTGCATGGCCGTTCGACGTAGGGCGTTCGCCACATCAAGCCCTCCAGGCACATCCCTCCACCTGTCAGCGAAGTCCTCTACAGCCTCGCCAAGTTCCTTCGTGTCATCATACGCGCCCGTCAAAAGACCCTCGACAATAAGGCCCTTCTCTTGTTGCATCACCCGCTTCTGTTCTCTGGCCTTGTCTTTGGCGTCAGACTTCAACCAAGTCCGGTGCGCCGCCTTGCCCTTAGACTGATTTATGGGGGACAGGCCGGCAATCGCCTCATCAACCTTGTCGGGTGGGGTAATGCCATAGCGGATGTCGTGGAGAGTGTTCGCGTCTTTAATCCTGACCTGCTCCTTCATAAGGCGCTTCTCTTCTCGGGCAAGCTCCTTCGTCCACTTCTGGAGTTCCTTCGCGTTACCGGCGTCCTGGGCTTCCATCTTGTTCTGATAAGCCGTCATATATCTTATGGCGGTCTTGTACCCAGCCATACTAAGCTTCCCGGCCGCGAGAAGTTCATCCAGTTCTTGTTTATTGGCGCCACCCTTCATCGCGTCCAGGCCAACCTGAATATCCGCGTAATCCTGCGCCGATGCACGGTCATATTTAATTTCCCGCATTCTTGCCTTAATTGCACTGGCGCGAGCAGAGGACGCACTGGAAAGGCCTTCCCGGCCGATACCGAACTTCCGGTAAATTGCCTCATACTTACTCGTCCAGTGGCCACTACTCAGGCGCTGCTGCGCTGCTGGGTCATCTGCCGCGGCGCGGTCTGCCTGGAACCCAATGTCCACGTTCTTCATTGCAGCCCTGCCGGCCTCTAGTCGCTGATTATGGGCGTCTTTCTTAATGTCGTCCCGGCGCTGCTCAATAAGCTTGAACGCCGTCGCAACCCCTTTAGGACTCATGCCCTCAGACAGCATGCCACCCTTCTGGTCGAGATCCTCTTTGATGGCGTCAAGTTCCTGGTCTGACCCAGCCTTGGAGATCAGGGAGGTGCTGTAAGTATCCCACGCACGGGTGCGCTCTGCGTCCATTGCCTCGGCAACGGCTTTTGGGTCATGCCCTGCGGCCAACAGGCTTGCCTGCGTCTTGTCGAAGTCCTGCATCGCAACCGGCATCCCCGTTTTGGGGTCTTGAATAATCGCCTCAAGGTTGCTGTCCGTGACACTCTTGATATCATGCGCCATCTTCGCCCCGGATTGGGCTGCCTGGAACCGCATAGCAGATGATACTGTGGATGCGTGAACATCCGCGAAGTTGGCCTCCACTTCTGCGGAAAACCGATCCCCATACTTGGCCTTCAGTCGTTCAAGACTCTGGCCGACAAGGGCCTCCGACGCCTCAACGTGGCCGGGCGCACCCAACTCAGCGGACCGCTCCATCTGCGCCACTTGCTTGGCGATCTCAATGCGTTCCTTGGCGATGGCGCTACGCATGTCCAGGCGGGTTTTTGCATCCTCCTGCTTCTGGACATTAAGCATCGTCTGGCCGATCTGCTTCACGCCCTCAATCGAAGGGAAGTCTGCTGCCGAGAATGTTGGTTGGACTAAGCCCGTTCGCGCCCGTGCGGTGGGAACTCCAGTCCGCGCCTGATATACTCTGATCTTGCCCATTACTGCCACCCCATCAGGCTACTTCCTGTCCCGCCAAACTCACCGCCCCATCTAGACCCGTATGATGTCCCAGGAGCCGCCACGTAAGATGACGATGAGGATGCCCCAGCCCCGCCAAAGGACCCATATGCCGCGCCAGCGAGGGAAATCCCGGCACTTATAAACGCCGCCCGCTTCTGTTGCTTGCCCCTCCAGGCAGCCATCGCACCCATGTATTCTTGATTGGCCGCTTCTGTCTGGGCCTCCCACCCCTTGAGCTTGCCTTCATACTTGGTCATCTGGGCATCCCACTCCATGATCCCAGCCTGTTCGCCCAAGACCTCTACCGGGGAACCCGCCATCTCCACGCCACTTTTGTACACCGTGGTCGCGTTCTTAGCGAGGAGGCGCTTGTTCTTGTCTCGCTCCATGTCTGCCTGCTTCGCGGCCGCGGAGACCATCTCATTCGCCCGCATACGCAAAATGGAAGCATTATGGTTATGGATCGCCTGATTGGCCGCGCCTGCCTTTGCCGCACCCATGCCGCCAACGACACTACTCGCCGCGGCGGTTATCGCCATAATCGTAAATGGGTCTGCGCTCATATCATTACCCGTTCGTCTTGAGGTGCGCGAACACACCCAGCACTGTTAATGGCAACGGTTGTTGCTGCCTGAAGTATACCGTACCTTTGCGGTCAAAGCCCTCAGAAAAGTCCACTCTCAGGTCCCCAGAGAACAATGCCGGTGCGGAGTCCATAGCGTCCGCACTGTCTCGGAACGGGATGACATCCACCTCTCCGTCCCGACGCCCCACCTCGATTCCAAGGGATCGATACATCCTCAAAATAACTTCGTGTATGCGCTTAATCTTACCCTGCGCTACCCCGTCAGCAGATCCACCCTCTATGCGCTGGGTTTCAAGCTGGGAGGTGTACCCAAGGCCGGCATGAACAATGGACGCCCTGGTATCAAGAGTGATGGACCCGCTGGAGACAGTCTTCGACGCCTGGACCGCACCGTTTGCAAGAATGTCCACACTCTCACCCTCAAGGTGAGACAGGCCGCTGATTGTCGTCACCGCTTCCCTGACAGTCCCGCCGGAGATGTATGCCGTGTATCCGGTGCCATCGATGTCGGTGCTGGTTTTGTCCTGAAGCTCAAACGTGGTGGACGTGACATTCGCCACAATGTAGCGGTTTCCGTTCAGTTCCGTCATGCCGGCAACGCCGCGAATATCTACATACTCTCCGTTGGATAATCCGTGCGCGGAAGACGTAGTCACCACCACAGGGTCAGCTTGCGTGGCGCCCGTAATATCAAATGACGTATCCAAGGTCAGGCCGCTATCAACAAAAAACGCCGTTTCACTGCTGGCGGCATCATCCAGCCCGGTTTTCAGTCGCTCAATGTAGCGCACCGTCCCGCCATTCACGTACCGCTGGACGGCAACCCAGACCTCGTCTTCCTCGGAACCAGGGATGACGGCAACGCTCTCAACTACACTTGCAGTTCCCGCAGCATCAGAAGTCCCGCCCAGGACATGCTTGTGCCACCCGATAACCTTCTGCTCCCGTTGGTAGGTCAACGCCGCCAAGGACCCGTCAGTCAAGACGCACCACACGATGCTATCCGGTTCCTGTTGGTATTCGATCTCAATAATGCCGGTGCGGGAGATATGCTCGGCCAACAACGTCAGGTCAGGGGAAACGAAACCGTCAGTCTCAAACTGGTACACAAACTCGCGGATCTTCCTGCCGGCCCTCTGCGTGTACAGTACCACTTCCCCCACACGCTGGGGCAGGATGTTGGCAGACCCATAAGAAGTCTCTCGGACAACCCGAACATTGGTGGGCGTCAGCGCCTCTTCATTGGTGGAGGCCGAAACCTTGAACTCGCCGCCGGCCGTGCCAACTGCCAGGACCTTGCCAGGGGAAAGCCACCGAATGGCGTTAACCTGATCTGTCGCAATGGTATACGTCACCCCATCATCATCAAGAGACCCCGGCGTGAAGTTGGTGTAGTCGCCACTCTTAGACCCCCACAAGGTTTGAGGGTTGTCGGTGGACCCGGCGAAGAATAGGCGCTGTTCGTAGAACGCCACAGACCCAGGATAGCTTCCACCGTACCATGCCCCCAGGCGCCAAGAAGTCTCTGCCGAGGTCCCGCCGAAGTCCTTCTGGACAGTCGCATCTACAAGCGTAGTTGAGGTGATCGCAGTGATCTCCGCATACCCCCAACGGACGCCGCCGTCCTCTATGAACTTCCAGGTGACCCCGTTGTCAACGATGGAGTCGCCCTCACCGTCCGGCCCCCCAGACCCAGCCGACGTGCCAGCCCGAATACACTCGTAAATATTGTCATTATTGCGAACGACATCACCAACACTATAAGAAGTAGAGGCAGCCCAAGCAGATGCCACATGACCGATACGCACAATTCGGCCGACATCCGTGCTTTGAAAACCGTCGCCGCCGTTGATGCCCGTCGTTGCAGACGCCGTGATAGTGATGGTCCCAGTTGTGGCGCTAGGCGTAAGCGTAGTATTCTCAATGTTCTCGTCCAGATATGGACCGTCCTCAAACGCAACATCCGACAGCGAGAAGGTCGTGGCTGCCGTCCTGGTCAGTTGGGCGGGTTCGTGATTGGGGTGCGTGATATATAAGATGTCCGCTGACTGCGCGAACTGAAGGTCGAACAACTCACTCTCGGCGTAGGTCGTGACAACCTCTACCGCGGCAGACGGAGACCCTGAGACCACCTGGGCCTGATTGGCGTAGAACCGGATGTAGTTCTCACCGAACTCCAGGACGTATGCCTGCGAGATGGAAAACTCAAACGGGACCAAGCGTACCTTTTTGGAGTTGGTCTTAACGCCGGCAATGTATTCTGTCCCGCCGCGACGGTATACCCCACCCTGGGGATGCAGCAGGAAGTTGCTGACCGTCCTACAACCATTGGCGTACTGGGCTAGATCAACCCTAGCCTCCAGAAGGGGACTTAACTCGCCGGCAGTGAAGTTGGTTAAGGGGACTGCGGCTGTAGGCATTAGTCAACCGGATTGACGTAAAGCAGTCGAGAGTTCAGCCAAGTGTCGGAAATGATGTCATCTGGGCTGCCTTCTTGTGCGTCTGCCGTCCGGGCCTCCATGATCTTCGTTGAGTATAGGTTAAACAGATCCACCGACAGGACGCGATTGTCCGTCAGGGCGATAGCCAACTCAGCCGCCATACGCGCAGCGAGGGCCTCGATGAACAGCCAATCGAATTGGTTGGGGTCCTCCACCCGCTTGACGTAACGGACACTGACCGTGTCGGAGTTCGCGAGGACAAACAACCCCTCCACCTTGAAGGTCTCCGTGTCCAAGAGGTTCGTGTCGATCAGTCGGAGGAAGTCAGTCGGCAGGGCAAACTTCGCGCTGTACTCATAAGCTGGCGTGTCTGTGCTTTTAGCAAGTGCCACCCGCTCCACGGCGAAGTTCCAGAAATGCGCCCGCAGTACAGAATCACGAAGCGGCTCATACACTAGATTGCAGAGCCGGGCAGCTTTCTTATTCTCAGTCAGAGAGGTGATTTGCTCGTCGCCAACCTTGGATAAGGCAAGGTTGCATATCTGGACTTCTGATGCCATTCACGCCTCCAGGAAAGATGGGGGGAGGGCCGAAACCCTCCCCGCAATCCTTAGTTGACCACGTACTCAATCTTGTACGAGAGAGTACCGGCAGCCGCAGTCGCCGCGGCGGCAGAGGCCGTCAGGGCAACGTAGACGATCTCACCGGAGTCCGCAGACAAGCCGCCATCTTCCCAGACCATCTGGCCCGTGGTGTTGATGTCAGCGACTTCCCAGCGATACTCGGTGAAGGCCGTGGCCGCCTGACCGGCCGTAATGGCCGTGGCGTAGCAGTCTTCATCGATGACCACCTCGTCCTTGTCGTACAGGCCGATGTTCCAA